GGCTTGCCAAGCAAGACCGCCATTATTTCCTTGGCTTGGAGAAACAGAAGGGGTATTGCCTGTCCCGCCGGGACCACCTGTGTTTCCAATTGACGGGCTTGATAACCCGCCGCCCCCTCCAGAACCGCCGTTAACTCCACTTGCTGGACCCGGTGAATACCCTGCTCCACCACCACCTCCAGCAGATGTGATGGTGCTAAATACAGAATCGCTTCCAGAAGAACCTTGGGTGTTTGATGTTGCGCCGTTTCCGCCACCGCCGACTGTTATGGTGTAAGTTGTTCCAGCGGTTACTGAAAAACCCGTTCCAGTTCTAAAACCACCAGCACCGCCAGCACCCCCGTATCCATAACCACCACCCCCACCCCCAGCAACCACCAAATACTCAACAGTTGATACACCGGGAGGGCATATCCAAGAAGTCGATGACACAAAAGTCTGGATAATTGTGAAGCTAACCCGAGGCCAATTACCAGCCCTCTGATATTGCAATGCCTCTTGTAACGTCCATATACCTTTAGCAGACGATAAAGATACCGTTGGTGGCGTGGCAGAAATTATCCCACCGGGATAGCGCAGTCCCATATATTCTCCTTAACTGCTGATTTCTTCCCAAGAGCAAGTGACTACAAGGTCGTTAGCCGTACCCGCAGTAGCCCCAATAGATTTATCTTCAAGAAGATAAAAAGATGTAGTTTTATCGGTAACAATCAAAGTTGCGTCCGCAGGGACAACAATTGTTGACGCAATTGCCGTTCCAGTTCCCCCTAAATCATCTTGAGAGAATATCTTAATTGTGATTTCAGCGTTATTTGTTCCGTCCACATTGGCAACCACAATGCTATTGATCTTATAGACTTTTCCGCTGCTTGCGGCATTGTTTACAAGAGCCGTAGCAAATGGATCGGCAGTTGACGAAATTAAGTTTGTCGATGTATTACCAAGAATGGTAGTGACATTGACTATATTTGGGTTTGCCATTTCCTACTCCTTAGAATCCAAAGATCATCGCCATTGCGATTGATTTGCCTGTTGAAATACCGCCCGAAGCACTCGACCAAGATAGGGTTCCCGTACCGTTTGTGGTCAGCACCTGACCGCTTGTACCGTCCGCACTTGGCAGGGTGTAAGTCGTAGACCCAGCAGCCGCAGCCCCCTGAAGTCCCACATACCCTGACGATGACCCTAAGAGCCTAATCTGGGGTGAACTTAGAACCCCGGTTGACGGGTTAAATTGGAGCTTGGTAGACGATACGTCTAGGGTTGTTTCGTTGCCGGTCGTGACGTTTGAGAACGTAATGTACCGCGTGGCGTTGGTGGTCGTATCGTCTGTAATTGTGACCCCACTTGTCACCGTACTCGCAATCGTGACATCGCCGCCAGCGGTAGGTGTGACCGTAATGCCTGTACCGGCTGTAATACTTGTGTTCTTCCAGTAGCCGCCCGTCTGGTTGTAGCTCAGTAACTGACCGCCCGTGGAGCTGCTTAACTGAACGTCTGACAGCGCACTTAGGTATGTTGCAACGCCCAACTTAACAATAAATGAGCCTGATCCACCGCTACCCGCATTGATAACGGTTCCTACAAGCAGCTTTAAGCCGGGGGCCGTTGGGAAGTTTTTGGTCAGTCCACCCGTGGTTGGGTTGTAGTAGATGTCATCGTTATCTGCCCATGTCTCGCCGTAGGCCGCACCGTTGGTCGTGATGTTGTTTACAAGACCGTAGGTAGTAATCCGACCAAAGCCGTTTAACGCAATGGGCTCTGTGGCGCAACCGAGGATGTCATCACCGCGTGTAATACCGGCAACTGCGGGGGCAAAGGTGATCACCCCAGAGGCCCCAACCACGCCAGTTTTGTAAACTAACTGGAGGGGTGAGTCCGTAATTGCTGCGCTTGCTTTACCGTAACGGTAGAGTTCCTCGCCAACCTGTTGGGTAATGTTGCCGTTACCCATTCCAAGGTTCCAAGAGCCTGTCGTGCCGTTGTACCACATACGACCAGCAGCCAGCGTTGTCGCAACGCCGTTACTGAAGTCCATGTAGTTACTGATTACTGGGTTATTTAATGTGGGCGCAGTTGCTAACGCAACCACCGTCCCTGTACCCGTGGTCGAGTAGCTTGTACCCCACGCGGAACCGGTCGAGTTAGGTATCCCAGCGCCCGGATAGACCATAAATCCTGAGCTTGACACCCAAGAAGCGGTCGTTCCGTTAGAGGTCAGAACCGTGTTATTCGCACCGATTCCTAGTCTCGTAGCACTATTTGACCCGTTACCGATAATCAAGTCACCGGTCGTTGTGATTGGGGATAGGGCGTTAAACGCGGCAGAGGCCGTTGTCTGGCCCGTTCCACCGCTACCTATGGCTAACGTAGTCGATAAGCCAGCGGCGGTTCCTGTGGTGTTTTGGTTAAACGTAGGCCATGTAAAGGAGCCTGACGTAAAGTCTCCCGATGCCGGGGTTCCTAACGGGCCGCCGTTTACAAGGACAGAACCAACCGAACCGGTATTGATAGCTAAAGCTGTTGCTACGCCCGTCCCTAGACCGGTAATCGAACCTATCGCAGGGGTGATTGTCGTGTTAGTCGCAGATGTAATCTGACCTTGGGCGTTGACCGCAATCGCTGGGGTGGTTGTCGCAGAGCCGTAGGTTGAAGCCGATACCCCGGTGTTGGTGATGCTAAACGTGTTAGCCGCAAGGGTTAGACCCGTTCCAGCAAAGTAAGCGCCCGCTACTTGAAAATTAGACCAAGTAACCGCAGTAACGCCTAACGTGCCTCCGGGCTGGACGTAACAATACCAAGCCGACCCAGCCAAACCGCCTGACTCAACAAACACCAGAGCTGATACCAGCTCATCCCATGAGTTTGCGTCAGGGGCTCGCGTCCAAGGTGTCCCAACGATGTAAATACCGTTCTGAGAAGCCGTTCCCTGATCCTTGACCAGAACCCTGTCACCCGCAACTACGGGGACGGTATCGATGGTCTGAGCGCCTGAAAGCGTGATGTTTCCTGTCGTAGCCGCTAGAACCGGTTGCTTCCATGAGATTCCGGCTAGTGCCGCGTCCACATAGGTCTTGTTCGTCAGGTCGTTACCACCTACCGGCAAGCTGGTTGCAGAGGCCGTGGTAAATGCACCCGCCGCAGGGGTTGTCAGACCAATAGTCGTACTGTTAATCGTACTGTTGGTAATCGTTACCCCGTCCAAATTGGGGTTAGTCGGGGCGTAAAACGGTATCCCCGCTGGCCCAATGAACGAAATAATGTCATACGGATACAGGGGCTCAAACGTACCCTGAACCGGAACTATGTTGGTCGTTATGGTCTTGGCGGTCTGGTTCGACATGGTGAATCCTTATTCGGTAGCCACCAACGTAACGTAAAGTGTGTTGGTTCCTGATGAGATGCCCTTGATGTACAGATCCGGGGCTCCGCAATCAATAATCATTGGGTAAATCATGTTTCCGGGTAGGACTAGCGACCCAGAGCCACCCGTAGCCGCAATCGCGGGGGTTTCCATATTGCTTGAAGTCGTGCCAAAGGTCACGCCAGCCTTACCCGTTCCGGTGTTCAGCAGAGCCACGCGGTAGGCGCGGGTCGGTGAGCTGGGAACGATTTGGAGCGCAGACGATGCGGCAGTCGTAAGATCCAACGCAAAGGTTGGGCTAAGAATTTTGATTTGGTTCATGGTTCACCTCAGATGTTGGTTGTGGAATTATCCTACTTTTCAGCCAGTTTCCAATATGTCCTTCAAAAACTTTTAAGCCGGTGTGACCCATTCCGATTTCTGGGTCAATCCATACCTTTTCTCCCAGCTCTCGCCACCTCATGCAGAACGAATAATCCTCGCCATATCGGTGTTTTTTGCGGACATCTAGGTGGGGCTCAAATAAAGGCCAAAACTCGCCATCGACCGCCTTTTCATGTACCCAAGTGCTTGGGTGAGCTTCTATCATTTTGGCTATGCAATTGCGAGAAATCTTCATAAATCCAGTTGCTACGCACTCTACTTCAAGCAAACCGGTCTCTGGGTCTGCCCAAAGTTGCTTTTTGCCCTGATCCCAACGGACAGTCCACGACAGGGGGTCAACTCGGTAGGGGTAGACACCAGCCACCAAGTCTACGGGGTGATCAATAATTTTAAGCAAACCACCGCGCTCCCAACAGACATCGTTATCAACAAAGACCAACATATCGCAGTCGGACTTGTAAAAATTGGAAGCAATTACTCCCCTGCAATCAGCAATAGCAGAATTACCGACATCATCAACAAGAGTAAACCGATCACCCCGGTTAACCAAGGTAATAAGGTCATCAATAAGGCTGTGAACGGTTCCAATATGGACTACTCCTGTGTAAGTTGGCAGGGCAATCATTACGTGCTTCATGGATTCTCCAAAAAAAGAAAAAGCCACCCCTTGTGAGGGTGGCCTTCTCAGTCATAAGAACATCTTAGGCGGTTATGCCAATGTTCTTCAACGCGGTAATAACGCTGTTAACCGCAGTTGCGATGGCGGTTCCAGTTGCAGAGTCTGAAATCGTGGTGATTGCAGATGCCTGAACAACTGGGGTCTCGCCGTAGAAACCAACTTTGCCAGTAGCGATGCCCAATAGGACACCGTCAGAGGCGTTACCGTTAAATAGGTAGTTGGTCGTTTGGGTACTTGCTGCGCCGGGATTTGACATGATTTAGGTTCCTTTCCTAATTAAGCCGCAACTCGGCAAGCGAGTTCGGGGTAGAGGGGAGCCCAACCGTACAGAACGTCTAAGCGGGTGGGGATCGAGTCGTTGTTGATCGTGTATTGACGAACAACGCGGATTGAGAGACCCAACTGCTTGTCGCTCGCACGACCGGCAAAGTGAACACCGTCTGGCAACTCAAGGTCGGCAGTCGCTAACGTGAACGCGTTCTTGTGGAACACCAAGTTCTGCGGGCTGACAACACCGGTCTTGTTGAACGGTGTAACAACTGCGGTCGAGGAGGTCGAAAGAACGGATACGTTTTGGAACTGACCAGCCGTGATGATGGCGGGCGATACGGTCACGGAAGCAGAGCCACCGGAAGTAATCGTCACGTCAGCGGTCACAACAAAGTTACGCAGAACATTACCGCCGTATGGCTGACGGTTCTGTGGGTTGACTGCAAACACGCCAGCAATCTGGATGGTATCGCCTTGCTTTAAGCCAGCATTAGCGGTAGCAGCCGCGATTGTGATCGTGGATGTAGAAGCCCAACCAGTTGTCAGCGAGCCGGTAAAGGTCGTTGTGTTGGTTGAAAGGGTTGCGGTCGAATAAGAACCGTATGTGTGCGACACAATGTTCTGATCCATGTACCAGTTCATGCCAATGGTGTCTTTGCCCATCATGCCCTTCTCGTACTGACCAGAGATAGTGCCTTGTGGGTTAAAGAGACCCTTGAGCGAGCCAACGATTGACGCACCGGTAAAGGGGTCAACAACGCAAGAACGCTTGCCATCACGGGGTGAGCCTTCACCGTCCAGATAAGCCTGTGCGGTCAAGAACGTAGCGATGTCAGAGGGTACAACTCCAGCCGTTCCCACCGTGTTAGCGGTGTTGTCGGTAGCCATTGTCGTGCCATCAAAGTCCATTTTGTTGGCGATAGCAGCGATTGCGGGCTTCAGAACGCGGTCAGAGAACATATCCAACGACAGAGCCAGATCCTGTGTGGTGAACTGGGTATCAACGTGGAACTGGGTTGAGAGGGTAACGGGGACGGATGTCTCGTTGAAGTCCTCTACGTTAAGCGCAGGGCCAGTAGTACCGATGAAACGACCGGGACGGCGGACGTTTACGGTGTTACCAATCTTAGCGCCAGTAACCGCAAATTGCTCGTCATAAGAACGGTCAACGCGGGCCGTGAACGTAAGTTCGTTTTCCAAGACCATCAACGCTTCGTTGGTGATCATGGAGATGGTTAGCAAATTATTTGCCATTTTTAATTCTCCAAAAAGGTTAAGGTTGCCCTATTACCGAATCTTCCCCGCAAGGCGAGCAGCCTTCCATTGCTGGTAGGTTCCATGAAACGCTCGGTCTGAATCCAAACCGGTGTCCACGGCGCTACTGCTTGCCTTGATAGGCGAAATCGGCGCAGGGGCGTTCGATTTCTTCGCTACAGGTTCCTTTTTGCTAGGAGTCGCGGTTTTCTCAAACTTTGCCTCCAACTTCCCAATCTCACGCAATTGCGCGGTCAATGACTTCTCCGCAAGGGAACGTGCGTAGTCCGGGTTGTCGGCTAGGTAGTAAAGGATTTCAGGCCCAAACTCACTATCGACAATCGATTCCCCAACCGGTGCGCTAACTGGTATATCGCCAGCAGCCGCGATTGTGTCCTCATAATCCGGTAGATTTGCCTTCGCACTTTCTACGCGCTTTTGGAACTCGGCCTGTTTACGGCTCTGTTCTTCTTGCGCCTTGCGAGACATCTCTTGTTCATCACGCTCCCGCAACCGCTTGTCAGTAGTCCACTCAGCCAGAGCTTCAGCATATTCCAGCGCATCATTAAACTGGCTTGGATCGGGTTTAGGGTCTGGATCTGCCGGTGCTGCTTTCGCAGGGTTAGCCTTAGTCTCCAGCTCCTTGATCCGATTCTCCAGTTCTTGACGGGCTTGGCGCTCACGATCCGCTTCTTGGCGGGCCGCTTCACGCTGCTTAGTCAGTTCTGAAAACCGCTTCTCAAGTTTTGGGTTTTGCTTCTTTTCACCTGTCGCAGCC